AATTGTTATATTACCATTACCAGTAGCAACTGGAATTGTAGCTGTGCAGTATACATTATTCCATTGTGTAAACTGTGGTCCACTTTCATATACAACATTACCATTATATCTTATTTGCCACTGCACATATTTAGGTGCTACATACTCATTTGTTTGTGTGTAGAATGTCCGATATTTAGGTATAAAGGACTTGCAACGCCAGTCTATGGTTAACATACCCTCATAAACTTGAATGCCCTCTAAAGCAGCATTCTCAGCTTGTATCCAATTACCACCTTGTCTTAGGTTAACTGAGTTAGTATAATGTAAACCCCATAGTTCATTACCTCTTGGGTGTTTAGCAACTGCTGAATTAAAGAGTTCATCTCTTCCACAATATCCTTCATTAATAGCACAAGATTTTTTCTCATAATATAGACATAAGTTCTGGTCAAATATCATATCTCTGGTAACAGCACCTTCTGGTAGATTTTCTCTATCGATGCCATTATTCATCAGGTCTATGTAATCATTTATACTAATGTCTAATTCTCTACCATTAGTTATAGTTTCGTTTTCTAAACTTCTTTTATTCCATCTATAAGCCATTATGATTTCCCCTTAACTGTTTGTGCTCCAGTTGCAGAGTATTCTATTGAATAACCTATGAAATGTAATTTACTTTCAGTGCTGATTTCAAAACCAAATGTGCTACATTGTTTCATTGCAACCGGTATTCTTATTTCTGTAAGTATTGGTTCTTGTGCAGAAGTGCTACCCCAAACAGCTGCATATTCATTCTTGATGTCTGTTGTGTAATTAGGTTGGTCAATATGGTCAGCTCTTTCCATAAGCACGGTTTCAGTCTGGGTGTTTGTAGCAGCTGCTTCCACGTGCCAGTCACCATCTCTATAATATGTTATATCAATTGATTGTTGTCCAGTTGTATAAGCATAAAGATATAAATAATGTATCTGTTTCTTTAGAGCTCCATAACCAAAGTCGTGCCATTTACTTCTAAAGAATGTTTGTATCGGGTCACCATCTATAATAGACTTGTCTAAAGCATCATCAACTTTATATCCAGCTTGTCTTGTAGAGCTAACAACCATTAAACCATTACCTACTTCTTCACCAGCTGGTAAATCATTATACTGATAAGCATTACCATATTGATGACCAAATATTAAATTACCATCATAGTCTATAGTTCCACAAGCCATAGGCCATTTATCTCTTACAGATAGACCACCATTTTCGTGGACAACTATTCCAATATTAATTTGATTATCACCATAGTCTGGAGCATTTAACCAATACTCTTTCTTTTCAGGCCAATAAACTGCCCAAGCTTTCTTTGTTCCACTACGACTGAATTGTTCAATCATATAGTCAGCACCTTTAGATAGCTTATTAAGTTTTAATTCTGAACCTGCATAGTTTCCTTGTATTGCATATATTCCATCTTCAGCAAGAAATACTAAACCGTGCTGAGGAGTATTAGCTATTGTAGAATGTGCAACACATCCAATACCTTGTATGAAAGGTGTAATAATAAACTGTCCTACTTGGTCTTGTCTAATAACATCTATTGCTCGTTCTCTAAATACAAATAAATTATTATAATAACTAAAAAGACCAGTAATGTCTCCACCATCTCTACCACCTATATCAAAATAATTAGCAGCAGCATAACTATCCATTTGTAAAGCATTACTGTAATATATCTTGCTTGGTTCATTCTTACCACCGTCAATAAATAAACGGTTATGAAAGCCAGCAGCGTATCTAGGATTAGAACTAGGAAATGGTATACTATCTGTAGGATTAGGTGCTTCAGCTCCAAGCTGGTCATCCTCTAAATAGTCTGTAACTATTTCAGTGCAATTGTCATAAACTGTAAAAGCAAAGAAACAAGTGTTTCCATCATTACGAGTTCTATAAACCTTTCGTGCTACTGTTCCTGCTGGACCCATTGGTAAACTTAATATAATACCAGTTCTACTAGTTGTATTAACACCATCTTTAGGAAATTCTGTAGTAGTCCAAGTAACACTATCTGATAATTGACTGATAGGACTTTCACTACCGTTTTCATTTATAAATGTGCATCTATAAAAATATTTGTTTGTAGCGTCTTTTGTTTTATCACCAACACCTGGATAGTTTTTACTTGTAACACTTACCAAACCTGTTGACTGACATTTAATATAGTCTTCAGTGCTAAACAAGAAATATCCACCAGCTCTGTCATTTGGATTTGATGCAGGACTTCTAACTCCTGGAGGTGCAGCTGCTTCTCTCCATCCTACATTTGTTATAGTATTACCACCTCTATATTTTATAATATCATTATTAGCTGAAGCTATAATAACATAATTGCCCATAGTCTCATAACAAGTTAATGGGTCAGCAGATTGTGGTGCATCTCTACCTTGTATAATTTCTTCTGCTTTCTTAACAGAACCATTTACTTCAAACAAACTATTTTCTTGTTCAAATAGTAAATGTTGTTTAGCACCATTATGTGATGCCCAGTTAAAAATGGAATGTATCGGTCCGTTTAACGGATATGGTCCAATGCCACCAATTCTATAAAGGTTTTCTCCGGTAAAATACTTCTCATAACCGAAGAAGTTTTTCCAACCTTTAGTCTTGTCATCGTAGAAAAAGTTAGTAATAATTTGACAAGAATTCGGAGGTTCTGGAAACCCCTGATACATCCCAGTAATCTGTGATATTTCGCCTTTTTGTTTAGACTGCATCCTTTCTCCTAATTTTTATGTGTCAAGGTAATCCAAGGTTTACTGTATTGAGGACCACCTTTGTATGCACCTTTTATCCAAGGACCTGCAGGAGTTGTTAGATGTTTTGCTTCTATTCTATTGAGTTCTTTATCAGCTTTCTTTTGATAGTAAAGTGCTTGTGATGGGTTATTAAACTTAATAAATAAGTCTTCACAGCTTCTGTAAACTAAATATCTGTGGCTATCTGATGGCATCTTTGGTGTATCAAAGTCCTCAGTTAAACGAGTTGCTTGCTGATTATATCTAACTCTAATTGGAAGACCTTTATTATTGTCTATATCTCCTGCTGGATGTGGATATAAACGAATTCTCCAACAACGACCTTCATTATCTTGATATCTTGGTAAGCTTCTTAATGTAGCAATATTAGGATTAAGTGCAGCTTTAGGCCAGTCAAATGATTTGTCATCATCTTTGATTTCTACAAACTTCTCACCAGTAGAAGAAGCTGATGTTAAACCTGTATATAAACCAGCACAGTCTCTCCAGATATCTTCTTGATATCTTATACCACCAACTGTTACATCTTTTATTCTTACAAATAGTCTTTTACTTATACCTTGTGTTCCTGATATTGTTGTGTCTTCTGTGGTAAACCTTAAACCAGCATTAGCCAATGTAACACTAAATGGAACAGCATCAGATAGTGGACCATTAACACCTCTGAAGTTATAACAGTATTTAAATTCATAGTCACCAATAGGCCAATAAGGTGATGTAGTTCCAAATTCTTCTACAATTAAGTTTTCTGAATATATTGGAATATCAGCAACATTAAGTATTTTTTCTGGAAGTGTATCATATGCTACCCAGTCAGTAGGACTTCCAACTAAATCTAATTTTAAATTAAGTTCATCATCTCTTCTACGAGACAATTGATACATTGACCTGTAACCTGCTTGTCCGTATTCTATAGGATTTCTAATATTAATAGATATCGGATAGTCACAGTCCTGAGGTAATGGTAAATATCTCTGCATAATATTAACTGTAACTGTTCCACTATTAACACTATGAAAACCAGGCCAGTAGAATTGTGATGTTTGTGTTCTGGTCATTTTACTAATAGAAATTGTAGAACCAAACACATCATCAATCATAAATTCTCCATTGTCTCTTTCATCAGCACATCCGCTTACCTGAACAATGGAACCTCTGTGTCCTCTGGTTATTCCAGTAACACCTGTAATTTCTTTACTTCCTGCTGTGGTTGAAGTAGTTGAGCAACCTGTAACTTGTAAGTCAGGTTCTGTATAAACATCGAGTTCTACATCTGCAAATCCCCAGGTTCGCAAAGACATAAACTCTAAATAATTCTCATTAATGACCCTGTTAATTTCATTTTTATATGAGGTTATGTTAGGGTCATAATCAATTATAGAACTAATCATATCTCGTATTTGTTTTAAATTCATTTTGCCTCACATTTAAAAAGAAGCATACTTTAACCGGTATGCCAGCGGGTCTGCAATTTATCAGGAGAATGGGCTACTACTAAGCGGCAACCCAACGCCAGCAGAATTCTATTAGAACTGAGAGAGCATAAATACTGTCTTTAGTCCAGATACACCTGATGATTGTCCTTCACAAGCAATAGCTTGAGGAACAGCATCAGAACCTGCAGTATACTTGTAGAATACTCCAGCTGTATCTCCGACACAAAGGTAATCACCAGCGCTAATAGTAGCACCAGCTCCACCTTGGTCTTCACCATCAACAGTAGCTTCACCAATTCCAGTTAACAACACATCGATATAATCGGCGCTAGTAAGGATTTCATCAGCATCAGTTGTAGAAGTTCCAGCAGACATAGCAATACCAAGGGCTGCTCCATCAGCTGGACATTTCTTTACATTGAATGCAATAGCACCATCAGAACCTGCAGTATATACAAGAGCTACGACATCACCCACTGCAATTGTTTCTGTTTGAGATACACCTACAGCTTGGACACGGAACTTTTCATATTGTCTACGGTCTGAGAATGTGATGCCGTCTTCACCAACACCGCTTTCATCAAATCGGAAGAGTTTTTGTATTAATCTATTTGTAGCCATTTTTCACCCCCTATTAAGTTTCAGCGTTCAAAAGGATACCTTGAGATGCCAAGTGCTCTGCATAAAGCTGAACTCTTGTATAAATCTTAGCACTTCGTGCACAGTATCCAGAGATTGTTTCGAAATCAGACATCTTGAAGTTAGCATCGCTATCCATCGCAAGTCTCATATAGTTGGTATTAAGTGCCATAGCAGAAATATTATTGATAGGCAAGAATGGGTCAACATACATTTGAGCTCCGTGGAACGCCAAACTTAATTTACCACCATCAAGTGCACTTTCGTTAATAAATCTTTCATTAGCATAAAGTAACTTCTTATAACCAGCATACATATCAGCTGAACAAAGAATAAGGTCTGGAGCACCAGCACCTGGAGTTCTAAGTTGAGCAGCAATATAAAGGTCAGTCAAGTCCTTAATACCAGTAGCATTACCTGTAGAGAACTGAGAAGAACTATCTACAACTTGGTTTTGCCATTCGTTAGGGAAAGCAGATTTAGCAATTCCACCAACTGTGTTGGTTTGCAAACCAAATGTTGCACCTTCCAAGAAACCTGCTGAAGAACCAATACCATTAAGAGTATTCAATTCAGAAAGAACTGCTGAGTTACCAGCAATAACTTGCTTTTCAAATTCTCTTTGTAATAGTCCCATAACAGACTTCATACGAGCTTCAGCGATAGATACGATAGCGCGTTCACCTTTGTTACTCAACTCTTCTTTTTCAGTAATAACGATAGGAGCAACAAAGTCACACCAGTTATAAGAAGCATTACGCAAAGAGTCTTGAACTGCAAGGTTAACGGGTTCATATCCGTTTGATAATTGAGTGATTGAGCTGTGTTCAGCCAAAATAAGTGGAACATCTAATTTTTGTCCACCATCATAAAAGTCGATTTGGCCCTTCTTCTTCATTTGGTCAAGAAGTGGAGTAGCCTTAAAAAGGTTGTCTACTTCCTCTTCCAAAAGAATACGGAGGGTTGACGACAATACATCATTAGAAATAGCCATAATTTGTTTCCTCCAAAATTTTAATAGCTTTTGTTACATTTGTGATTTGCTCTAAAGATTGTCCATTGCTGGGTCTATAGGTTGTCCTGTTGCGAGCTATTAATACAGGGCCTGTATATTTTATAAATATAATGTTCTTCATTATTTTGAACCTTTATTATTCTTTATCCAGTTATATAACTCATAACCTTTTAAACCTTTCGGTGGTGACTTAGAAGTGGCAGTATTGCCTGCACCTACTTTCAATCCGTATTCACGTGCTGCATCACGGTATTGCTTTAACTCAGTTTCATATTCTTTAGTCTTCTGAGTTTGTGCTTTACCCTTTACAATGTAATATGCAGATTGTAAGTCGAGTGCTTGGTTCTCTTTAAGTAGAGACACTATATCTTGTTTATAATCTAAATAGTCTGGATGTTCCGATGTCCACTGGTCTAACTTAGCTTTTCTTTGCTGAAGTTCATATTGCTCTTGCATCGGTCTCATCATCTGTTGCATTCTCTTAGCAACCTCTTCTTCTATACGAGCATTAAAAGTTTCTACATCATATGGGTCTAACTGAGTATTTCTTTCAGCTACCTCACTGAATTGCTCGTATACTTTACTTTCTTGTAGTGCAGCTAATTGTGCTTCTAATTCTTTTCTTTGTGAAGCCAGCTCTTGTGTCTTTCGGGTGTAGCTGCTACGGATATTCGCCAGAAGCTTCTGTGCGTCATCTGGTAAATCCGTAATGATTTTATTATAATCAATACCTTTAAATTCTCCAGTAGGTAGATTTACATCCTGCAAGGTTTCTACTGTAGCTTCTGATACTAATTTTTCTTTTGCTTCTGGAACGCCAGGTTGTTTACTGTATGCTGCATCCATAGCTTTACCAATTCTATCATTGATAGATTTAGTGCTTAAGTCAAACTTCTTTTCTCCTGATACTGTTTCACTTGTTGTTGTGGCAGTATCAGTAGTGGTTTGGACCGTGTTACTGATATTTTCCATTATTGTCTCCTATCTTAATCTTGACATTAAAAGGTCTTCTTCATTATTACCAGACATTTCCATTTCTGGTTTCTCTTCCGGTGTTCGTCCGATACGAATACCTATAGCTTCAACACCTTCTTCACCCATTGGTTTGGCTAAGAAGGCTCTAAATGATTTATCTTTTCCAAAAGCCATTAATTTACCAGCAACTTCTTTTAAGTCTCTGTCTGTTTTAATGTCCTGAAAAGTAAATGGTTCTTCACCAGAAAAATCTGAATAAGCTGAATGTATCATACCTAAAGCTCTACTTACTGCTTCAGGCATTGGTCCATCTAAATTATCTTCAAACTCTGCAACTGGTTCAGCACCTGGAAATAATTTAAGTGCTTCATTAATTCCTTTAACAAAAGTATTTAGAGCATTACGACTAAATACACCTTCAGGTGCTATAGCCTGGAACATTGTGCTTTCCAACTCATCAGCTCGTGCTGCTTCTTCCATCATACCTTCTGGCATTTCCATTGGCATTTCTCTTTCCATAAATTCTTCTGTCATTTCGTCTTTTTGTTCTAACATATTTGCTCCAATTAACTATATATATATTCTTTAATTTATTTGTTAAAAAAAATAATTATGCACTTTTTGCTTCTTTATTTACTTCAGCTGTTAATGCACCTGTTTCTTTCATTTGGTCAATACTGAAAGCTTCAGCTATTGCTCGTCCTTCGTCTTTGTGTTCATCGAGTGATTTCTTAATTGTGCTGATAGCTTCTTCGTGCTCATTATGTTTTTTGATTGCCTGGTTGATACTATTATCCACAACATTACTCCAAGTCCCGCCGCTAAACTCATCAGCAGGGATAAGACCTTTAGCTCTAGCTTTAGCACGCATATCCGCATCCGAATAAACCACACATCCTAATCCTCGGTTATATGTTCCATTTACACCGTATTTACCAGTGCTTTCCCAACTACTATGTTTTGCTGGAACACTCATTAGTCTAGTTAAATCTCCAGGTTCACAACAATAATTATTACATTCAAACCATTCTTCAAACTCTTCTATGTCATCATTAAATTTTTCTTCTAAGTCAATTACACTCAGCTGATGTTCATATTCTGCTTTGCAATGTCTGCATCCAAATCTATAATATGGCATTATACGCTCCTCCTGCCTGGTATGCCTAGATTACCTGGTCCTATCGGAGCCTGTGCTTGTGCTGTTGATTGAATAGCTTCTCGACTATCAGGTTGCACTTTAACTCCAGCTGCATCGGCTGCACTAACATTTGTCATTTGTGCTTGCTGTTGGTCTAAAGCTGCTACAGTCTCTTCATAGATGTAGTCAGGTAATCCTAATGTGTTTATTAGTTCTTTGATAAGTGTTTTCTGTGGAACTCCTAAACCTTGTAATAGTGGAACTGACTGGATAAATTCTCTCTTTCTTACAGTTTCACTAATAGGTGTTGATGCTGCATCTACTGCATAAACATAGAAATTTTCCATCAAGTCATCAGGTTTAATAACTACAGGTTCTCCATCGATAACAATTAAGTCTCTTAAATTCTCTTCATTAATATAAAGAGATATCATTGATAAATAAACCTTAGCTACTTCTTCTATCACGTGGTCTCTTTCTCTCGCAAGTCTTCCAACCTCCGTAGATGTGTAAGCAGCCAAAGCAGCGATTTCAGTTGCTGAGGCCCTGGTGCTTTCCCCGCGAGTAAACGGTGCCAATATACTTCCTTTATCTTTGTCATCTTGAACAGCCCTATAATATTGTTCCAATTCTGGAGGTGTAGGGTTCTGAGGCAGAGGTCTAATAGCTCCAGCTAAATCATCATCATCTATCTCTACAAATAGTCCATCAACTCCACTTGTAATTTGTGCCATACTTTCTTCATCTAGTATTCCTTTTCTTACAATATATTGTCTACTAGCTTTACGAACTGCATTAGCCTGAAAGGTTCTAATCATATTGATTTCAAATATCTGGTCATATATTCTGGACATTGCAGCATATCCAACCATTGGTCTATCAGGTAGTCTATTAAAGTATAGAGGCACAATTGGAATAACTGGTTGATTATCAGCATCTCTGAAAGGTATAGTCGATTTGTCTAAGAATTTATCTTCGCCCCATTGTGGTGACCAGAAATAAAGCATTTCATTATGCAAGTCATAGAACTCACAGACTTCTATATACTTAAACATATTAGCACTTTCATCAACATCGTTTTGTGCTTCATCATCACCATCAATGTAGTTATCAAAATACTGTTGGAATTCTACACCTTTAAAATGTTTATTACCAAAACGAGCTGTAGCTTCTGGAAGAGACATATAATACACGTGACCTACATATCTTGCATCTTCCCATCTCAGTGCATCGCGGTCAACAATAATATGCCAAGGTGCTACAGCAGTTAAGTCAACTCTTCTATAGACTGAGGTATCAGCTTTAGGAAACATCTTAACAAAAGCATTAGGATATATTAGAGCTAATCGACTAGCGTCTTCTATAGGTGTTCTTTGTTTTAGCAAGAAGTCATTTGCAAGTGCTTGTGCTTTCTTTGTATCACCTGTGCCTTTTAATCCGTTCTTAACTACAACACCTGGATTTTTAGTAAAGAGTGATGAGATAAAACTTTCTATATAACCATAAGCATCTGAGGTCTGAATAGAGATTTGTGCTGGGTCATTAAGGTTATCCCAGAACCTACATTCATAAGCACGCTTATATTTATACATATCTCGTTTTTGGTCTTCCCAGTATCGCTTATGAGCCTCTACAATACTTGATAGGACTTTAGGTGATATATCAAATTTACCCATTATTTAAATCCTCCAGCAGGTCGCCACGGTAATGGTCCTGCATTTCTAATTCTATTTGCTCTGGTCTTTCTTTTAAATTCATCAATTAAATCTCTTCTTACCTGAAAAAAACTAGGCGCCGGTTTTATCTTACATATCCATAAAGCCAGAGCTGTGCTTATAATTATATCGTCATTAGTGCCTTTTTGAACTGCATTTGGAACTCCATTATCAGTTACTTCTACAGTTCTTAATTCTGACCATAATAACTTACTGATTGCTACTATTTCTTCATTACATAAAATATCTCTGAGGTTATCATAAATACTTATTTTATTATGTTTATTTGTTCTCCAATATTTACCCCTATCATCTCTCCAAAGATTTCTTAATCGCCATTCTTGTAAACGAGAGATAACAACTTCACCTACACCATTTTGCTCTACAATAGTTATTGGCTCTCCGAACTCGTGATACTTTTCCCATACAACATCTGCAAAATTATGTGGTAAAATCTCATTACATCTGTAATGATAAACGGGTTGCTTAGTGGTCCGGCTTACAACTGTTATTGTGCTGTAATCCCCTCCGGTTCCACTAGCAACATCTACACCCATAGCATACTGGTCATCACCTCTAGCCTCGCCTGCATAGTAATGATGAGGTCCTCTCCCAGTGTCTATTAATTCGAGTGCATCTATGACATCTGTAGGAAAGAACAAGTTGGATGTAGATAGGAAAGCTTCATCTACTGTAGACGGAAACTCCCTCCGAAATTTATCTAAACCTATTGAAGCTATTTTAGTTCGTCTCCAATACATTTGTGCCTTATTCAGACCAAACTGTTCCATAAATTCTAATTCATTTTCATCCATATCAGGCACAGTTTCTAAATGGAAACGGCTCTTCTTTCTGTAGTTCTTATGTTTATACCAAGGAAAGAAACATAAATGCCAACCATTATGATGACTGTTCATAATCAAGTCGTGATACTTATCACCTGGAATATTGGGTGTTGTTTCTATCACTATTTGACCTTCACCTACTGAAGCTATAACATTACTTAAGAGGTCTTCTTGGTCGTCGAAGAAGGCAAACTCGCTGATGTGACAAGAGTTGAAGGTAAAACTTCTGGTAGCTCCTGCTTTTCCTCCTGCAGTAAAGCTTCTGAGGTTGGCTTTAGAGTCAGCAAACTGGAGGGTTCTATTTGATGACTTGCTAAGTTTTCGTTGTAATGCTTTAGGGAGTGAGATATAGAACTGCTTGTCCATTGAATGTAAGTGGTCGGCACTATCTCGTGTGTATGAAATGATTGCGTGGGTTGTAGGTTCGCCTGAGCAGTAAGTTCTCCAGAGGAAGTAGGCACGGAGAAGCGTGGAACAACCGATTTGTCTTGCTTTAAGGACAATGACTTTTTGTTTTGTGAGTAGGACATCTAATAACTCCTCTTGTTCTGAATTTAATACGAAAGGAACTAGTGCTCCTTTCTCTTTGTCCATAACCTGCAAGAACTTAAAGAAAGCTCTTGGGTCTGTTTTAAAATGTTGTAATATCTGAGTGTTAACTTTCATTGCTTCTTTAATTGTTTTGCGTTCTTATAAGCATCAGCAGGTCTACGGTCTCTTCTTGATTTAAACTCTGAAGTTCTGGGTAAATCATTAGCCTGAGCGTGTTCATCTAACTG